ACTGAGCCGTGCAGTCGTGTTCACATCCAAATTCTCGCATAATCCAAATGTTTAAATAATGACAAGCCAAGAATCCTATGATAGCTCCTGCGAATAGTGATAATAATATTATTTCGTGCATGATTCTTTTAATGTTTTTAAATCTTCAATTACAGATTCTAAATTAAATATTAACTCATCTATTTCTGAACTATAATTTTTAAAAATAGTAACTTCTATTTCGTCTACTTTAATTTCTAAAAATCCACTCGATGAAAATCTTGTTTCTAATTTCATAATTTTATTTTTTTTAATAGTTCGTAAATATAAGGCTGTGGTTCTCTTACAATGTCTAAAACATGATTCAATTGTTTTTTAGAAGTTTCAATTTTTAATCGATGTTCGTAAACTTCTTGTTCTAGTTGTTCTTCTACTGTCATTTTTTTAAAGTCAATATCAGAAGGCGGTGCTTTTTGTTTCCAGTCGTCGTAGTTCATATCTCTTATTTTTTATCAAAGGTATATTAATATACCATAACAACCTAATTTATTTTCACTTATTTTAAAAAGGACAGTCAGAGTCAATGATAACGTCCGCTGTCCAATCTACTTTTTTAGTCAATAATTGTAATTTATTGATCGTTACCTTATCTTTTTGTATATTATAAACGATTGTACTTTTAAAACAATACATAGGTATTTCTTTCAATACGTAACTACGGTTATTTTTAATATAAGGTAGCTTGAATAGTTTTTTATCCTTCCAAACATACCTTATATTTTTATACTCAAATCCACAATCATATTGTAAAGTGGTAATCATAAGTGTTGATTTTATTGGTTAATTACCACTTTAGTTTCGTATGTCCAGTAGTTACCAGCAATGCCAAAACCGACACCGCTAAAACAACCGTAGTTGTGATTTAAAGTCATTAAAACGCTTTTCTTGTTTCTCATAATATTCTTTGTCTATTTCAAATATTAGCATAATATCCAATTTTGTTTTTAACCTTACTTACAACTCTTTGCGTTATTGCATATTTTTTAGCAATATCGACTTGCCTAATCCCGTCTATAAGCATTTGCCTAATTTCATCAACTTGTAATTTTGTTAATTTAAGTTGTTTTGAAATTCTTTTTTCAATGGTTTCCTTGCTGTGTATTCTGCCAGTATTTGCTTTTATAGATGCTGAAATAAAGTTTTTATGCAATCCTCGTTCTTTTGCTTTAATTGATATTAGCGTTTTTGTTTCTTCACTTAAAACCCTGCCTAATGAGTTTTGTTTACCCTTTCTATCTTTGCTAAATTGCTTTTTTGTCTTTTCAGAATGTAAAACTCCTTTTGAATTTCCTGCAATTTTGCAAATATTAAAAAATGGTTTTTTGCTATCTATAAAATATTGCTCTCTAATAAGCAAACTTTCAATATCGCAAACCTCAATAACTTCAAACAATAGGTTTTCTATTCCGTATTTATTAAAATAGTTTTGTAGTTTACCGTTGCAATGTTTATTGTTTTTAAGGTCGTGTAAATGCCTATGTTTCCTATTATAGATATTTGTTGCTGAACCAATATAGGTTTTGCTATTTATAGATATTTGATATATTCCACTTTTCATACTGCAAATATAATACTCTTTATCTATTAAAACAAACGTAACTGACTTTTAAATTCCTTAAATCTTTTCTCTTGGGCGTTGAAATAATCGCAGTCAATTTCAAATCCTACAAAGTTGAAACCGCCTTTATACGATGCAATCCTACTGCTTCCACTTCCTAAATGAGTATCTAAAATCAAATCATTTGGCTTTGCGTAGTTTGATAAAATCCAATCGTAAAGCATTTCGGGCTTCTGTGTTGGATGAAATCTACCGCCTCGCTCATTGTTCTTTGCTAATGCTTTTCCTCTGCTCATTTCAAATATTCTTAAAGCCTTATCAAATGAAGTCCAAGCCAATTCGCCATCTGCTAAACTAAAATCCCTTTGCCCTTTATCCCAAACTATCCAGCCCATTGATGGCGGTAGGTGTTCAGTAAAGTAATTTCCGCCCCACACAATTTGATTTTTAGATACCCTCCGCAATTCAGCCCAATAATCCGCAGTAGGTATTTCATTATCCCAATCGGTATCAGCGTATAATTTCCACCCTCTCCCTGCCTTGCTTTTGCCATTCGCCTTTATCCTTTGCATAGCGGCGTTGTTTTGGGCTTTGTCTGCTCCTATCCCATAAGGCGGGTCAACTATTGCCAAATCAAAATGGTTATCGTTAAAGCGTTTTAATGCCGTTACACAATCTTCCAAATAAACATCCGAAGAAGGCACTGCTGGTAACACGTGTTTGGAGCAATGCGGGGATTTGTCATTAATTTTATTATCTTGCATATCTGTTATGTTTAGTTATTAATTGAAAATTGGTGCATTTTTAGCCCGCACTGCACCAAGCACGGGAACGTTATCGCTAATTGCTACCACCACGTTCTAAAACGACTTTCACAATTAGAAACTCGTTATTTTCAAACTGATTTTCTTTTTTTTGAGAAAATACATAACTTAATGACTTCTCTTGTTTTTTGTCAAATCCGATGCTACGGCAAAGGATAGGTAAAGAACCGAACAATCTATATTGCTCGGTTTCTTTAGTTTTTAGAATGAAAGGCATTATATTTGATTTTCCATCCAAGTTAAAATAACTTCTGCATCCTCTTCTTGAAAATCATAATCTGCTCCAAATAAAGAAAATAAAGTATCTTGAGATACAGCTTCAGAACATAAATGATTGTCTAAATTTGTTTGAACGTGAGCAGTTACAGAATTATCTTTCGCCCAAGTTCTTAACATTAAAAAACCTTCGTTTGTGTTACACATATCGATTGCATTTTCGATAATTTCTAATTTTTCGCTTCTTTCTAATCTGTTCCAGTTTTTTGCTAATTGAGTTTCCATTTTTTTAATATTTACAAAATAACTTCGTTGTTATTTCTTTAGCAAATATATAACTTATTTTCTAATAAACAAGCGTTTTTATAAAATATTTCAATTATTTTCTAAAATATTTTTCTAAACAACCCGCAACTAGCGATAACAGTGGTTTTATTCAATAGCGGTTTCGGTTTTTAATCGATAATTAGTCTGTATTTGTAAACTTTAGGCATAACCGAAAGATGGTTTTTCACTTTTCCGCTACTGAAATAAAGCCACAGGACGTTATAGGTCAGTTTGCTCAATATTTCCGTTACAATCTCGACAAATCTTCCTATCTAAGTCATGGTATGGGTCTTTAGGTTTTGGTATTACACAATCGCAAACCGAACCTATAACACCAAATAAACGCAATAAATGTTCCTTTGCTTCATTGGTGGTCATGCTACCTTCTCGAAGGTCTGATGCTATACTTAAAATTTCTTCTTTCATATCATTTACTGCGTTTATTTGTTATCCGTTATAAGCCATTTAAAGCCTTAACTATCTTGTTCGCCATTTCATTACAGTATTCTTCTCCGTTATCATAAACCAAATGGCAAACTACTTTATTCATATCATTATCTATAATTGCGAATAAAGCAAAGTCCGATAATATCATTTTATTAATAGAAAAACGGCTTATAACAGCGGTTTTGTCGCATTGTGGCACTTGGGTATTTTTTGAAAGTTCAGGCATAATTTTAAATTTTAGTTATTATTTGTTAAGTTTGGTCTTAAATCGCCACAACGACGACAAAGCCACAGGACGTTAGCGGTCAGTTAAATCACGACCGTATAAAGAGAAAAACAAATTTTCAAAATCGTTAACAAACTGAATATGATTTAAACAAACACTATCAGAACAAACTTGAACGCCTTTGTCGTGAAATAAAATCTCAATCAAACATCCTTTGTTTTTACGATAAAAACCGTCTAAATCTTTTTGAAAATAAATGGAAATGTATTTTTCTGTTAAAGGGATTTTTCGATGTTCTAAATTAAAACTTTCATTTTGTTCGTGGCAAAGTCTTATATCTTGCCAATCAATAACTGTTGGTAGCCATCCTAAATCATCTGTTGAAATGAAATATTCAATTGTGTTTCCACAACGTAATTGAGAAGGTAAAATAACCGAACCGCTAACATCGGTTTTGACTAATGCCTTACTTGGTTTTGTGTTTTTATTCATCGGTTTTTAATTTAAAAATTAGTTTGTACTTTTATTATTTGTCTTGAATTTTCGGCACTAGACAAAGCCGAGAACCGTTAGCGGTTATTGCTATAATTACGGTTAAAATCAACATTTTTTAAAAACTAGAATGTTTTGATGAACTTTTACTAGTTTTTCAGTTTTCATATTACCGTTGGCTCTCATTCCAGCAATAGCCATATTTGATTGAACTAAAATTGCTTCGTTATAAAATTTCATTCCACATTTTGCAAAAGATTTAATTGTGTCAGGAACAAAACCTATATAATTCCCTTTTTTATCCCTAACCTCTCCCACAACAAAACAAGCATATCCACCATTTTTTAATAAATTACAAGATTTAGAAATAATACTATCATACGCTTCTATAAAATCAGAGTATTTCATATTAGAAATATCGCCATCTAATGAACTATAAACTTCTAAATCAGCATAAGGAGGGCAAGAAAAAACAAAATCAAATTGTTTTTTAAAATCATTTAACACTTCATTAGAATCGCCAACATACCATTGAGGCTGATTATTAGCTTCTAAAATATCAAATGCTTGTTCTCTGTTGCTATCTATTTGTTCTTGTCTTATATCAACGCCTGTGTATTTAAAACCTAATTTATTTGCAACAATTCCACGAACCGAACCGCCAGCAAATGGGTCTAATATTTCGCCACCAATAGGACAAAACCAATGATATAATACTTCACATAATGCGGGATCAAAAATAGAAGTATCTGATTTTAACACTATATTTTTATTATAAGTATTTTTGTCGCTCCACTCCATTATATTGAAACTTTTTGCGCTTCTGCCTATTTCAGATTTTATGCCTATTTTTTGCCATTGTTTTTTCCTATTTTGCCAACTCCCTGTTTTGGTGTCCAGAATACTAAATGGTGGTTCTATGAATTTATCTCTCAATAGAACATCTAATTTTATTTCATTTCCAAATAAATCTATATTCATAATAAAATTTAGTTTTAACGACCCACAACAACCGCTAACAGCTAGTAAGCAATAGTTGGGCATCTTGATTAATTTATTAATTTTTTGTACTTGTTATTATTGTTTTTGGCTCGAATAATTGTGATTTTTACCCCAACCATCGCCTACTAGCGAACCGTTAGCAGTAATTATTCAAAGTCTATTGTATCAAGAAAATACTGTAAAGTTTCTTTGTGTTTTTGCTTTTCGTCAAGTTTTGCTTTCATAATTTCCATCTCTCTTTCAAGAGCTAATAAGTCTTCTTTTACTTGTTCAATATCTGCCGTAAAATCTTTTTCTTTTTTCATCACTTTTAGTATTATAACTACTGCTAACAAAGGTTATACAATAGTTGGGTTAATTTTTTAATTTAAAATCTGTTTTGTGTCGGGATAATTTGTGTTTTAGGAAAAATTACGGCTTACTTAATCCCAACCATCGTATAGCCGTCAAACGTTAGTAGCAAGTGCTACCTAATGTGATATGCACGATTATAGGCTTCTACTAAATCTGAATTTTTTTTACATTCTTTATAAATGTTTTCTAATAAATTAGTTTGTTTTTTCTTTTCTTCAATAATTTGAGTAATACCAAAGAAATTTTGAATCCATTTTTTCATTACGCTTTTTTTGTTTTAACCCGCACCAGCCACTAACAGCAGTCTTGAGCTAGTGGCGGTTGGTTTTGTACTTATCCGCTACTGAAATAAAGCCCCGAAACGTTAACCGCTATTTAAAGAGCGTTTTGTGTATAACGACATCATTTAACCGAATTGGGAATTTTAAACGTGCTAAAGTGTGGTATTTTAAGTTTTCAATTTCACAACACTTTTTTAAGTTTCCGTAGGTTTCTATTCGTTCATTTTGAATGAATACTATTATTGATTGTCTTTGCACTATAAAATGTGTTTTATAACAATTTTTAAATCTTCTAAATGTGCGTTATACATTCTAATATCATTGAATGATTTTGCATAAAAAGAATCGTGTTGTTTCTTATTTTTAAAATTAGTTCTCAATTCCTTTAAAGATGAATTTTCTTTTATTTTAAAATGCTTTACCAATCTTTTTGATAAAGTATTAAACAACTCAAGGATTTCTTCTTGAGTTGCTTTTTTACAATATTCTTCTGTCTTATTCAAATCTTGCTTGTAAATTTGGCATTGTTAAAACAGGAAGTCCTTCTGTAGCTCTTAATTCTGTCATTTTTAAAAAACAGTTGTATGCTTTTTTATAACTTCCGTTTGCTAATGCTTTATTCATTACTTTTTGTACTTCAATTGCTTTCATTTTGATTTGATTTAGTTGTTATTTCTTTTACAAATATACAACTTATTTCTGTACTACCTAATAAAATTACAAATATTTTTAAAATAAATGTAAAATAGATAAACAGCTACTAACAACGTGTATAGTAAATGCGGGTTTACGGCTTAATTTAAAAGTCGGTTTGTATCTGTGAAATTAGTCTTAAACTAAAACGTCAGTACTATTATATCCCGCACTTCCCATACACGCAACCGTTATAAGTAACTTTCTCGAAAGACCTTGTTCATATATCGATGAATAGGTTCATAATTTGAGTTATTAGCGTATATGTTTTTTGGTCTAAATTCATAAACTCTATTCAATTCATCAAAAACACATATTAAGTTTAGTTTATCACATTCTTTGTTTAATTTGTCAATACAAAACCCGAAATCTTCCTTATCAGCGAAAGAATTCAGACTAATTTTTCTGTCTTGCTCAAATACAGCATCAATATATTTAGTAATTGTTTTTAATTTAGGCTTTAAAACCGTAAATATTTCCATTTTTTCTACAATTTCATAAGATATTTTCATAATAAAAGCTACTTATAACAGTGGTTTGGCAATATTGCCGTTTAGTTTTTCAGCGGAAAATCCGCAGTTAAATCATATTTATATTTTCAATTCACGTTCACGGTTCGGCAACATCGCCAAGCCACAAACGTTAGCCGATATATTCTAAAAGAAGAACATTTTGACAATAATTTTTAGCTTCTTCTAAATTATTTTTACAAATAAAATTACCAGCCATTTTTTTCATTTGATAAATTACAACTCCATATCCTGTAATTTCAATATCAAATAATAAAGTTTTGTCTAATCTACCTTCAAGTGTATTGTGAACTTTATCTTCTGTCCAAATTAATACATCGGCTAACACAGGTTTAACAAGATTGCCATTTTCGGCTGGTTCAATTGGTTGTTTTGTATTTGTTAACATAAGTTATTAATTTAAAGTTTTGCGAGTTTTTAAAGGCAACCTCGTGTAGCTGCGAACGTTAGTAGCAAGACTACGATTCGTCTTAATCAGAACTTTTTTCTGGATATTCTTTGTCAATTTGTTCTGTAAAAACTCTAATCATCATTTCTTTACTTATAATTCCTTCATCCATTAAATCTCTAAGTTTTTGATGTCCCATATCTTCATCGTTTTTTCTATCATAGTAACACATATCCATAAAAATATCGTGTACTGTTGCTTTTAGCCATTTTTCTGCTTTTTCTGTTGTCATTTTGTAGTTTTTATAATTAATATTCGTTTTAATAAATCGTCCAGCTACTAACACTCGCTTTGTGCTATTGCAAATTTTGTAGTAAATTGACGTTTACGGTTCGCATCACGTTTATTTTAAGCGGAAAATACTCGAGTTTCCGAATCCTTGCGCCTCGTGTAGCTGCGAAACGTTATCAGCTATATTATTGAGAACGTAACCATTTAAGAAGTTTTCTTTTTCTATCATATCCTTCTACTTTTCCAATAGACACATTAAACGTTCCCATTCTTTGATGGCAATTACCGTGATAATCAGAAAAAGCAATAAATTTATTGTCTTTTACAACATATAAATTACCTTGATATGAGTAAACGCCATCGTTTTTTGTTTTTGCTCTTTCGTGTAATAAATTAGTTTCATCTACTGTCATAATATTCGGATTTAAAAATACAGCTAGTAACAATATATTGTACTTATAGCTAGATTTTGGTTTAATTTATAGATTTGTAATTCTTGTTGTTATCAGTATTGAACCGTTGCATCGTCTTGTGTCAGGTCGCTACAAGTACAATAATGAACGTTAGTAGCAAGACTGCATTTTCGGTTCTTTAGAACTTATACTTACGTAGTCGCTTAACTATGATTCTTAAATCGTGTAATTCCTCACTTGGTCCCGTAAATTGAGGATGTTTAAATTCTTGTTCTAGTTTTTTAAATTCAGGAGTTTCTTTTAGTTCTTGTTTTGAAAGTATAGCCATTTGCGCTAATCTTTTAGAACGTTCTTGTTGTTTTTGCAAAACATCATCAATTTTAAATGCTAATTTTGCTAAATCGTTTAAATGGTCTTTTTTAGTTTTCATAAGATATTTTTATTTTTTATAAGTTTTCACAAAAATTAAGAGCTTCAACGTAATTATTAAATCTCATATCCTTTTCTATAAGATTTGTAGTTTTTGGAAATAGTTTGTTATTTTTAATACAATCATCTCTGATTTCTTTTTTAGGAATTTCCTCAACAAAATAATAACAAAGTGACCGTACTAATCTAACGGCTCCTATTTCATCTTCAAAGATTTCTATTTCTGGTGTAGCTGATGGTTTTTTCATAAATAATAATTTTTAAAAGTTAGTAATAAAAGCACAAACGGCTAACAGCAGTTAAACTCGAACTGCATCTGAATGACTTGACTTTTAAATTTTCCATAATAAAATTCAATTTGTCTTTCAAATTCCGATTTTCCTGTATTTATATCTATTCCATCAAAACGAGCTGATTCAATATTCAAAATAGCAGTTATTAATTTGTACATACTTTCCGTTTCTTTATGGTATTGAATCAAATCCTTAACCATTTCTATTTTTCTTGTTGGTACTAAATCTGACCAATTAAAAGTGAATTTCTTTTTATCAATTTTAGACTTATCAGCAACTTCATACCACCAATATTCGTAATTTTCAGGAGTTAATTTTAAATAGTTTAATATTCCTAATTCAACTAATTCAACTCCTAAACTCTTTGGGATTAAATCAAATTTTCCTTCCAAAAAAAGATGTAAATGTTTTATTTTATAATTCATATTTTCGTTTTCAAAGAAGATTTTAACACCAAATCATATTCTTCTGACATCTGTATTAATTTACTTTCTTTTGAAATTACAGCCAAAAAAGACTGTAACATTTCGCTTTGATTAGGGGTTAATCCTATTTGTAAAATTCTACCTGTTTCTGTTTGCTGGATTAATGCAATAGTTCCAACTTCTACTGTTTCAAATGTTGCCATAATTTTCGTTTTACAACCCGTACGGCCTATAACAAGTGTTTGGCAAAAAAGCGGGTTCGGTTTTTAATTTAAAGTTTGTTTTTTATTACCGTGTTCTTGGCTTCGGGAAAACGATAGTTTTTATTTGTCCGCTTCTTCGCCAAGCACCAAACGTTACAAGCAATATTACGATTGCGTTTCAAAATCACGAAACCAATCTTTATCTCCGTAATATTCTTTGCTGTAAAAAGTTCCGTTTTTAACTATTCCATCTTTCAATGAATATAGTTTTCCATTTCCACAGCACCAGTATTTATAATCAGTAACATAATTTAAAAACACATCAATTGTATTCATTACATCTCTTTTTACCAATTCTAAATCGTATTCTCTACCTTCATCCCAACTATGTTGATAATCGCAACCTATTTTAATTACTTTGTTTTCGCCATCAAATCCTTTTTCTTTTGAATACCAAGTACAACCTCCTGCAAAGTCAATATTTGTAATTATATGATGTTTATGGTAAGGGTAGTAAACACGACCTTTCTCGTCTGCTTTTGCTTTTAACCAAAAACTATTCGGGTTATTTTCTTTGGGTATTCTACTCAAATGTAAAATCAAATAGTAAGTCCAATTATCTTTTTCGTAATCATCAAATCTATTTGGAGGAGTTTTAAAATTGTTTATTTCAAACGCAACACCTCTATAAGTTCCGTGCCAAATTTTAGTTTTTCTTTCAGTAATATTCATAATTTTAGTTTTAAATTGCCATACTGCTTGTAACAGCGGTTTTAAGAAATGGCGGGTTTAGTGATAAATTTAAAGTTGGTCTTGTATTTTTGGCAACAAGACAAAGCTTCATAACGTTATGAGCCATTTTACGACCAAAATCCTGACCAATATATTTTAAAAGGAAATTTCAATCTTTGCGTCCAAGTTTTACCAGCACTTTGATTTTCGCTATAAGCACAACATTGAGTATATCTACTGTAACCGCTTTTAGTTTTTAATATTTTTGGATTTACTTTTCCACAATTATCGCAAATAGTTCTACTTGTTAATTTATATTTCAAGTTCTTAAAAAAACGGTCTATAACAGCAGTCTTGAGAGATTGTGGTACTTGTGTATTTTTGTCTGTATTTTCCATAATTTATAATTTAGTTTGTGTTTGTTATTATTAGTGATTAATTTAAAGTTTAGGCAGTTTTTCGGCAACTGCTTATAGACACTAAACGTTAGTAGCAAGCGCTACTTTTCGTTTTCAAAACAACCTATATTTTCTAAATACAACTCAACTGTTTTCCAATCAACAAAAAGTCTTTCAGAAACTTGTAAATCATATCGTAAAGGACATCCTAAAGCGCTATCATCAATCATTAATTCCGCATAACTTTTTGGCGAAGTAGTCCAATTTAATTGTGTTGGGTTTTTCTGTATTCCATAAAGTTTAATATCATTTCTATTAAACCATTCAACCGCTTCTGTTAGAAATTTACCTGTGACATTTTGTATTGTTGGGTCAATTATAGGTTTTGCTTCTTCTCGGTCAGAACGCATTGTAAATAATATTAATTGATGTCCATTATCAACTAATCTTTTCAGTACTTTTTCAGCACCAATACTTTTTCCTACATTTGGAAATTCGTGAGTAACACAAGTTCCATCAAAATCAATGTTTATTGTCATAATTACATTTTGTTTTATGAACCGCACTAACCATAACAAGTATTTGGCAAAAAAGCGGGTTCGGTTATTAATTTATAATCTGTTTTGTGTCTTTAAAATTTAGGCTTAATCGAAAAATAGTGTGTACTTTTCCGCTTCTTCGCCAAGCACCAAACGTTGTGCGAAATACTACAGCCTGTTTTTAAACTTATTAAATGTGCTGTGTTTTAATTCAAACGCTCCTTTTTGCACTATTGCCCTATACCTTCTATCAGAAATCCCTATTTTAATACAGAATTCTTTTTTTTTTAGTTTTGATTTCTCGAATAATTCTCTTAGTTCTTTGTTCATTGTTTATTTGTTTTTATTTTCTTCTAATTGTTTTACTATGAAATAACCTGCTATAATTATCATCAATGTTATAAAATGAACATCTTTTTTACTTGTAAAAAATAAAATTTCTTGTGCCAATGCAATAATTAATAACGCTGTAGATTTTCTCATGTTTAGTTATTTTCTAAAGTTTGTAAACGTGTCATAATATATATTTTTAGTCTTTCGCTTTATTGCTGGTACAAATATAAGACAGGAATATTAATATACCAAACAAAAACATAAAAAAAATGCGAATTATTTTTCAAACTCGCATTTTCTAACTAAACCAAAAAAATTATATATAGAAACCTTTCCTTGAAACCGCAATACAAATATAGCTCTATTTTACTTTATGTGCAAATAATTTTATTACTGTATCTACTGAAATAAATCTTGCAAAGAATCTTAATACTGCGCCAGCGTTTGTTGTGGCCTTTGATTCTGAATATGTTTTAGCAGCATTGTCTAAAACGTTTTTTATTACTGGTGGAATTTCTTGTTTCATTATAAAGTATATTTTACTGTTTTAAATAATAGCACATCATGCGTGTGCATTTCTGGCATTCCTAAAACATTAACGCCTATATAAAAATAAACTGAAAACATTTTTTGATATATTCTTTTTCTCATTTAAAAGTGTTTAAAAGTGTTTAAAAGTGTTTAAATTATCGTTTTGCTGACTTCGGCAAAACGATAGATTCTAGTTAAACCTCGCGTTATTTACTAAAGTATAAATTAGATTCTTTTTCTCTACGTGTTACTAATCCTTTTACTATTTTTCCTCCTGCTCTAATCCATTTTTTAAACTCCGCATCAATTGTTTCATCATTCGGATTGGCATTAACTTTTTTCAATAAAGTTGATGTATATAATGCGCCAGTATTATAATTAAATGAAACTAAGGAGTTAAATTGATTTTGCGTTACTTCAACTTTTAACATTGCACTAACTTTTTTAGCGAACCTATCAACTACTTCTTTGTATATTTCAAAAGCGTATTCTTTGGTTATCGGACCATCTAATAAAGTCACTCTTTTGCCATTAAGGTAATAAGTATTACCATAACCTATTGTAGGAACTTTTGCAGAACATAAATAAGGCTTTAATGATAACCCCTCAAATTCGCAAATAAGCTTATAACCTTGTTCGTTTAGTTTCATTTTTTCTAAGTTTTTTTAATATCTTATCAATATTTTTTCTCATCAATTCCGATTCTTGTAAATAATTACTTTTATCAAAATTAAATAACAAAATAGGTTTTTCTCTTATAGCTAAACACATTCTATTTTTTTTGAAGTAATACTAAATTTTGTATAGAGTCTGAATATTTCTCGTTTACTTTAATTAAAAGCTCGTTAAAACTTCTTATTTCATTTAAATGCTCTTTGTATAGCCTGTCCCGCTCCGCTGTAAATTCAGCGTATAAACGTTCTCTGTCAGAAGCAGAAGTTTTTAATATATCTTGATTCACTTTAAATAAATAATAGATTACAAACCCAAAAGAAAAAGCTAAAATTATTAAAATTCCAGTTATTGTAGCATCATTCATACTTAATACCGTCTTCACTTCCTCAGGTGTAATCATGCGTTTAATCGTTTATCAATTTCTAAAATAAGTGTTAATGTCAAAATTACGCAAAAAATTGTTATGACGTACCAAAAGTTATAGAATTTATCATCTATGTAATTACCTACTATATTGACTAAATTAATTACCGTCATTCCTATAGGAGCTAATTTTGTAAGCCAACAATAACTGCTGTAAGAAAAAATATAAATAAATACAATATTTGTAACTATCGAATAACCAGCTATATTACCAGCTACTACATAATTTAAGTCTACGAATAAAGACAAAATATCTACTCCTAATAAAATTATAGGGAGTAGATACATGTATTTTTTTAAAAAAAACTTCATTACGGTTTTGGTGGGTTCTTAATTCCGCCGCCTCCGATGTCTTCTTTGCCTGCAGAATCCTTGGCAGACAATCCAAATAACGCCACAATTGCAGAGCCTATAAAAATAGATAAATCATTATCAATCCACCCCTTAGAAGTAGCAAGCAACAATCCTGCTCCTAAAATTCCTAATACTGTTGTTTTCCAGTTCTTCATATTTACTTATTTAAAAATTAATTATTGATTTCTTACAATGGTCTTTTTCAAAAATATTTAAAAACTTACAAAACGCAAGCCCTATTTTTGTTAAAGTTCCTGCTTCTTGATTCTTACCTAAACAGCTAGATATTGTTTCACGTTCGTCTCCAAATTTATAACCGCCTTTTTTTATGAAAATCACATTCCATAAAGCACGGTAATTATTATTTGCGTATCGATCCCTTGAAACAGCATCTTGACGAAAATAACCGTTTAAATTCTTATTCTTTGCAAATACTATGATGATATTTATTCCAAATACAAAAGGCTCTAAAATATATGTGAGTAAGTATAAAATCATAACAAAATCCATTCGTTAGTATCAATCATATACGTTGGCGGGTTTTCGCTTTTAGTTCGATAAAGAACCGCATAAGGTATTAATTGCTTGTTTATTTCGCTTTCTGTTCCAGTTAATGAATAACCAGCTACGACAGCAGATTTCAAAGCATCCCTTTCGGCATAGCTCATGTAAACAGACTTACGGTAAATCTCTTTTTCTACGTCGTCTATAATCATGTAATCAATTATTACAATATTAAAGCCATCGCCTGTATCTTCAGGAATCAAAGCTTTCATGTAAACTTTTTGCATTCCGTTCCCTCGGCTACCATAACAGGCTGTTGTTGTTTGTATCATTTTATTATATTGAGGTTATTGTTTCCCATGCAGTTGTGAATATGCAGAGCTTCATTAATGTAGTATCAAATACCATTAATCCCGCCATTGGAGTTGCTATTGCGTTTTTTTGTGTTGTCGTCATTCTCGGAGGAGAAAATCCTTGTGTTGTACTTTCTACCTGTACTTTAGCTGAGGCATTTGGAGCAGTTATTCCGATTCCTAAACTACCTTCTAAATAATTTACCAAAGTTCCTTTTTGAAAAATTCCAAATCCTTCATTAGATTCTATCCCAAGAGCTATTTTAGTATGTCCTGTATAAGTATTGTCATCGTAATTAGGACTTATTTGCATCCCGATTAAAACGCTATTATTAGCTTGTGCTTTTATAATCTGCTTATGAAAAGATCCGATTAAACCTGTATTAGATGCATTGCCCGACGATTCGTGGGTATAAACAATAGGTGATATGAAATTTTTATTAAAACCTATTATAGTTGTCGTGCCTATTAAGTTGTTTAAAACATTACCAAAAGTAACGCCTGGCAAAGTATATGTGGGAGCTGTGGTTGTAATTTGAGTAGATAAAAGTACAGTATATCCAGCTGAAGAAGCTAGGTTACCAACTGCTAAATAACCAGTTACAGATATATGCCCACGAATGTATAACATATATGGATAATTAAAAAATAAATTATTTGAGTTATTCGCAGAAATAACAAGTGCTTTTACTCCATTAGGAGTTTTTAAAACAAATCCTTCATTAGTTGATTCTCCATCTTTAATATTAATATTAATATTTTTATTATTACCGATTTCTACTAAATTTTCATGTGCTAAATTTTGAACTGTTAAAGCGTTTCCTGTCGTAGAGCTTTCTCCTACTATTTTTTTATTACCACCGAATGTTTGAGTGCCTACAGATACTTTTCCCGCAACTGTTTCGCTAGCATCTGGAATTTCCGTAACACTAACAATATAACTAGGTACGTCTAAACCAGTTAAATAACTATCTTCGAAATAAATACCAACGTCTGGTGTCCCGCTTGCTACTACTGTCCTAGCTCTATAAACAATTCTATCAGTAGCCAATAAAGGTACTTGTGTAGGAACGTATATTTCAAGTCGATACTCTAATATTGAAGTTGTTAAATTCGCATCTGAAACAGAGGATGTTCCAATTAATGTTTCTGTTCCCGCTAAATCTCTTTTGTAAACTTCATAGAAAACCGTTGCATTTCCTGCGCCTGTTTTTTTTGCGTGAATTGTACTTCTAAAATATCCTTTTGGTATATAAGTTTTATTTGGCGCACTCGGTTCGGTCACGAAATTTGCAATCGTTGTTGTTCCTGTGCAGTTTAATACTGTTATGTCTTGCGCTGCTCCAGTTGATGGATTAAGCAACATTTTATAATATCCTGCTACGTCCGAAACAGTTTTAAAAAAGAAATATGATAATTGCCCGCCAATTGCTTGTTGAACTAAGGTGTCTACTTCTTCTTTTAAATATACTACAGGATCTGCAACTGTTACATTTGTTTTAACAGTTCCTGAATCTACTTCGGAAGCTATTGGAGTAGAACCGCCACCCGAACTTTCTCGGAACCATAAATTCCAAATTCCAGTGTAACCGTTATAATAAATGAAATCATTCGCTAATAAAGAAACCAAGCCAGCTCCGAAATCTACGTCCCCACCTACAGAAACTTTGTAATAATCACCATTAGACCCGAATCCATTTGCTAAAGTTGGTGAGTTTGTAGAAGCGTTGAAATCTCCTTTGAAACGAGAGCCTACCCCTAAACTAGCTTCCCCTATTTGATTTGGCTTTATTTTATATGTAGTTCCTAATATACTTATAGGTAAATCTCCATCAGGATTTGAAACTCCTATATATGGTGGTAAATCTGAAATTTTAGTACTCATTATATTAAAAAATTAATTCCTGCTTCATTTTGCAAAATCGCTAAACTTTCTATTAATAAATAATTTTCATTACTTACATTGCTATTTGGTATTTTTATATCTCCTGTTGAGAATTTATAATTATTTCTAATTAATTCATTACTTAAAAATTCATCGTAAATAAAATCAGTATCATATACATATTTTTCATTTATTCCAGTGACAAAATCTAAATTCTGTACATTGTTATCTTTTATAAATTTAGGAAGTAAATTTAAGCTTAAATACGTATTTAAACATAAGTCAAATAAAGTGCTTCCGATACTTGGTTTAAACTCTACTAGCATTTGGGTAAATATTTAACTTTCCATCTGTTGAAAATTCAATAACTGGATTTTCAACACTATAATCGTCTTTTTTTAATTCTATTTTTATTTTTCGTGCTAATTGTTGCGCTCCTCCAGTAGAATTTGAAAAATCAGAAATCCCAACACCATCTAAAGGAAATTCTTTCCACCAGCCAGCATGAGAGTTAATACTGTCTATAACGTGTTGGTTGTCACTTTCTTCAAATACATAATCCCCATTTCTTATAATTAAATCACTATCAATAGCAAAATCTTTTCTAACTGTCGCCATGTGTAATTGTTTTATTTTCTATTTCTTCTCTTTCGGTCGGTGTTAAATTATTTACTGACGTAAAAAAACTACTTAGAGGAAAAGCTCCGCTAGGAGCTAATGTTACAATCTGACTTTTGCAAGCCGAAATTAAATCATTTAACTTGTTTTCAAGAGCATTTATTTTATCAGTTAATTCTTGAACCTTTACTAAACCCCCGAAATTACCACCTTTGAACAACAAAGATACAACATCGGAATATTGAACAATAAAAGGTGTGCTATATTTAGGTATTAAAACATAAACTAAACTATCTATAGCGGGCTTTATAATTATACCATCATCTATTCCAGCGCATAACTGAGCGTCAAAATCATAATTTGTAGATCCTGAAACTGTATTTACGTTACAAATTCTATTTTCTAAATCTACAGAATTAACAGTACATTGAATTAATTTCAACTCGTCTTTATTTCTACCGCCTCCTAGTTCTTGTATTAAATCAGCTATTTCACTCATTAATTCTATAATCTAAAGTTATTTCTTGCCTGTATCCATCAATACCACTAGAGTAATCAACTGCTTTTATTTTGTACAATCCATTTTGTTCAGGAAGTAGTTTGTTTATTATTCTTGCATTGTCTCCAAATTGTACATAAGGAGTCCCAAATGTAGTAAATTTACCTTTAAAGCCTGAATAATAATATTTTCTTAAATCTATCTCGGCTAAATTAATTAGTTCTTGTTCTGTTTTTGCAAAAGGGTAAAAGAAAGTTCTTTTTTCTCCTTCTATATTCGGGTCTGGTTGCTCGCCTTTTTTAACCGATTTAGTTATTAATTTATCATTTTTTAAAGTTACTAAAACTTCAATCCTTTTTTTAGTTGTTTTTTCGACTCCAGATTTTGTGAATTTACCAGTTTTTTCTTCAATATGATTAGAAGCAATAGCTGATAAAACTACGTCGTCTTTTCTGGAATAAACCAAATCAGCTTTTATAATGTTTTGTTGAAATTCAAATATTTTCTCATTTGCTTCGGACTCTATGTAAATCAAACTTCCTATTCTCAATTCATTGCCCCTAAAATAGCTTTTAAAGAAAAAATCTTTTCTTAATCTAGCTAGAAACTGAGCTACTGTTTCATTCTCTGTTGACAATAAACAATTATCAAATTTTATAGTTGTATCTGTCAGAAAATTAACTGTTAAATCAGTTCCTAATAGTGCGTCTTTAAATATACTTTCTAAACTTGTAGAAGCGTTAAAACTTTGATTTTTCATAGGTATTTGTTTTAACAAATGCATATTATCTTCAAATTCTAAAACTATTGGAGTGCCTACGCTTACTTTGGTTATATAACCTTCAACAATTGTTTTTTTAGGCGTAAATGTTTCATTGTTATTTTCATCCCAACAAATATAATAAGCTTCTATTTTTATCTTGTCGCCTTTTTTAATTATAGGATTGCTGTTAAACCCTCCTATATTTTTATTCAATCCAAATAAAGGAGTCCTTCTATTTGTATTTGTATCAACTACATATATATTCTTTGGCAAAGTAACTTTGCCTCCGCTAGTCATATCAGTCCATTTATCTGAGAATTCCCACGAATGGCAAAAGTCAAAAAATAAATTATTAATAGTAATATGTGTAACTGGTTTTAACATATTTATTGCTGTGTTATTAAAGCTTCTGTAATTACATCGCTAATTGCATTTATAGTAAAATATTGAGTACTATATTCGCCCTCTGTTTGAGCGAAATTAAATCCAGTAACTACAATGTCTGAAATGTCTAAATTTTGTAACCACCACGATGTTATAGCTAATGTTTGACCCGCTGAAAGTATTTTCTTTAAAATAGCCGTTTCTTCTTTCGGATTTGTATTATATGATCCGTTTAACCTTCCTATTATTTGTATTTGATAGTTTGATAAACCTATGTATTCTATAACCTCATTATCCTTACCCTGTATATCTGTAATGACTAATTTTTTATCCTGAGTAACAGATATTAAACAGTCATCTATCCTGAAATCATTCCATTCAAATGTCTTATTTAAAATTACATTTGAATAAACAACAGTCCCTAATTTTGAAATTTGTTTTTCAATAGGCACATCACCACTATCCCCTTGATTTATTTCGTAGGGGCTTTTTGTAGCATCTAATATTTTCAATCCTCTTATCCCTGCATAGTTAATAAGCGACACTGTTGCATCGCTTACCGTACTATTTATTAATAATGGATTTTCGTATATTTTAGGAACGTTATAATCTTTCATAATTATTGACCCGCTATTATTTGACTATCATTTATTGCACCTGTTAAAGCTTGTATTACCTTCTCTTTTATAGCCGTGGTACTTTCTTGCAAGTTAGTTGTTTTAATCGAAAAATCATTAATTAAATTACCTATACTTACATTTATATTAACGACTTTAGTCCCACTAACTCCGTCCGCTTTACTTTTTTCTTTTGTTGGAATTATAGGAGGAATTCCGCCACCTCCAGTCTTAAGTCCGAATTTACCTATTTTGCCTAACGTCTTAGTTTTCTCGTCTTCCGAAATAAGCCCCTCTCCGACCTTCTTATTCATGAAATCTGTAATTTTAGCTACATTACGGGCATACATACCCGCATCTGTTGTTCCTTTAGCTATCGTCTCGTTTATTTTTTCAACGGAAGCTAAAGATTTTTGCATTACATCATCGTGTGAAAAATCTTTCATTCCTGCCGTGTACCCGTCACTAGCCGCTTTTCCTACTCGTTGCCCAGCGGTCAATGCTATTAATGCCGCTTCCTCAAATCCCTTTTGTATTTGACCTAAATCCAGCATAAACACTCCTATTACAATATCTGAAAGCGCTAGAAACACATCTTTAGCTAGATAGAAAAATTCTTTAATCACAGCCCATAAAGCCCAAATAGAAGCTCTGACTTTCCCGAAATGATTATACAGCATTACCACACCAGCGGTTAGTATAGCAATTCCTGCAATTATCCACACAACAGGATTTACAGAATTTAGCAGTGCCATAACACCTGCTAATACCATTCCTGCGGCCGATGCTCCAGTAAAACCTGCGGTTAATGCACCTGCCGTAAATAACTGCGCCACCATAGATGAGGTCGTCAGGAATGTCCAGAAAGAGGCTAGTTTTGTCGCCGTTGTGTATAACACAATAGCAGAGGTAGCTCCAGCAATCGCAACACCTAAAAATTCAGTTACATTTTTATGCTCTTTAAACCAACCTACTAAATCACGAACGCCAGAAATTAACCCTAAAACAGAATTTAGAACTCCGTCGATTAAAGGTTTTGACGACACGAAAATATCATTCATAAATTGGAATATAGCATCTCCTACGTTTGAAATACGAACGCTAGTGTTACCAGCCATATTCTCAAGTCCATTATAATACATTCCGCCTTTTTCATGTGCTTTAGCTAGCGCCATAGTTAGCAAATCATAAGAAACTTCCATTTCTTTAACTTGCGAAATAGGTTTGCCTGTTGCATCTGCTAAAACTTTATAAATATTAACACCTGCATAAGCAAATTGTTTTATATCTTGTGCAGTTGCTTTTCCAGTATTGCTAATCTGTTGCATATTCACAACCATTCTTTTTAACTCATCATCTCCTCCACCAGTTGCTGCTATTGCGTTTGCTAAATTTAAAACATCCTGTCTTGCTCTGTCTGCTCCAATTCCAGCACCTATCAAAGTCTTATTAGCAGCTAGCAACCCCTCAAAAGCAAAAGGCGTTTTTTGAGCGTCTTCCATTTCGTTACGTACTACTCTTGCCGCTTCGGCAGAGTCCCCTAACAATGTAGTAAGTCCTGTAGTTGCATTTTCTACTGTTGTGCCAGCACTTACTACAGAAGAAACAAAAGACGTTATTGCATAAATAGAAAAAGCAGCCGTTATAGCTCCTTGAAGTCCGCCCATAGTTCCTTCTAATGATTGAGCTTGAGCGTTCATCCCTTGCAATTTACCACTTAGTAAGTCATTTGCTGTTACCGTATAATTTACATTGTTATCCATTTATCTGTCCTGTTTGTTTTAATGCGTAATATAATTGTCCAGACGCTTTTGCAAATTCGTCGTCACTTAAAGCTTCTACATCTAAGGTAAAATGCGAAAAGTAGCGAAGTAACGCAATTGTCTTGGTTTCTTCGCTACTCTCTTGATTAATAGTGTATTCTTCTATTTTTTTTTAAAAGTATTCACTGATATTTCAATAGTTTTAAAAGCTTCGATAACACCTCCTAAGTAATATTTATCATCACATGATTTTTCAGAGCTAAACCTAGAATCGCTATCTTCTTTCAATAAAATAGATTCGAAAACCTCAGCAGAAGCCGTCATTGATCCTGTCATTGATTTATCCAACATTCTTAACTTAACCATTCTTGAAGGCTCTTTAATAAATCCTACTATTTCTTCTGAGTCTTCACTCTCTTTGAAAATAATAGGTAAAACATTGCACGAATGCTTTACGCATAATTCGTCAACTTTCTTTTGAATATCCATTTTTTTATCTTCTAATTTGTCCGATTACCAAAGGTAAAGACGTTAATATTTTTGTATCTCCTTGACTTGCAGAAAGTCCTTCTTCCATAAATTCACACATTAATAATTGATCTTGACCAATTAAAACGCCTAATTCATTTTCGAATAAAACAGTTATTTGAAAAGGCGGAATGCTTAGAATGTCTCTATTAGGTGCTGAGTTAATTATACGTTTTAATTCTTCCGTATAAATTTCAATACTTCCTTCATATTCTTTGTTTCCGTAACCTCTTGAAATAGGCTCGTAACCTGCTCCGTATTGGTTTTCCTTTTTCTGTTTAATTTTGTACTCAATTTTTGTGATTCCTACTACAGGAATTCCAAATAGGACGACTTTGATAGTCGCCCAATGGTAGTTTATTCCGTTTATTAATGGTGTCATATTACAATGATGTTTTAAAGCCGATATTAACGACTATGTTACGTGCAACCCCTACTGGTACAATATTAACGGTAACGTTTAAAGTTCCTGTAGTCAATACGTTTTGTAAAGGATTTATTAAAACCCCTACAGCACTAACTTCATTGTCTCTAATCATTTGATCTGTATTAATAACAGCTTGTGATTCTAAATAAGCAATTGTTGAATTTGCTAGCGTACCGTCAGAGTTCAATAATAAAGGACTGTTTAAGCTAGGTAATAATGAAGCGTCAATACCACGTATTGCTTTATCGATTACTCTATTGTCATTAATAAAAGCATAGTCAGAAGTTGAAGCAATAGCCGTTTTATTATCATTAAAAAACGATCCTGATAAATTCGGGAATTTTCTCAAAAATACATATCTTTTCAAGTCTAAATTATCTAACAATCCGTTTGTTACAGAAATATCTGAACTCTTAACTCCATTTGCAAAACCTATACTTTCTAATTCATAACCATTTGAAAGATTAAATTTAGATACCCATGCAATACTCTCATGCACACTAGATAAAGCAACAGCTCCTAAAGTAGCCCCTAAAGCCGTAATTGATTTGCCGTAAGCATACCATAACTTATTACCTAATCCTCCAGCGTCCTGAGCTATAACTACACTTATTTTATTATTCGACAATGTAGCCAAATCGCTCAATGTAGATAATGTAGAAGCCTGCATATTCCCAGCGTACAATACCGACAAAGGCATTTTTTCAGCATCTAGCGCATTGCATACTGATTGAGCAACTGTCAAATCACCTATAGTAAAAGCCTTACTATCTACGAATACACCCATTTGGCGAATATCTCCATTTGCGAAATGTTGCATTGTAGCGATCTCGATATAGTCATAAGTTGCAGGGATAGCAAAAAATCCAAGCCATAAAAAACCTTTAGGCTGTACTCTGAAAAATTCAGAAATATGATAGTGCCAAACCGCTTGTAATGAAGCGACTCCTCCAGTAAATGCAGTAGTAACACTTCCTGCAATAGTTCCTAATATTACAGCAGTTAAAGGGGTTCCTGTATTTGGGAAAATACCTAATCCTTTTCTGACTGTAACCGTAATAGCACCCGCTAAATTAGAAGCAGAATAACCAGTAATATAAGTATTTGCATTTATAGCGTTTACTAAACCAGAAGCTACTAGCGTTACGGTGGTATCTGTTACTAATTTTACATAAGTTCCTAATGTAATAGGTAAGCCTTCAGGCTCTGTAAAAACTAAAGATATAGAATCCCCAGTTGCTCCAGCTGTAGAAATAGTATATACTCCAGTCGCTTTTGTTTCATCGCTATAATCATTTTTTATCCCTAAAGATTCGGCATCAGTAACAGAAAAAACCTTTTTCATTCTGTTATAAGTACTGAACCCAGAAGGCAAACTAGCTGTATAAAACAAAAGTCCTGAAATATAATCTTTCCCAGCTAATGGGCGACCTAAGCCTCCTTTACCTTTTATAAAATTTATATTATTTAAAGACATATTTAAGTTTTTAAAAACCCGCTAATTAAAGCGGGCTTATTATTAATTTATGCGTTGAAATTCGCTAGTGTTTTTGTAGTATAAATTACAAACTCTGTAGGTTTAGCAATAGCTACTCCCATTTTAGCAATAGCTTTGTAAAACCATGCGCTTGAGTTGTTTTGTAATCTATTCAATTCAAAAGTCAAGTTTTCCATAGAGGTAACTGGCATGTGAATATTTGAATTAACATCAGTTGCGGCTTCACAGAAATAGAAAGTGTTTTCAGGAAGTCCAGCGTCTGAAACGATAGAATATCCTTTATATTTCCTAATACCAGCCTCAGTAGTATCGTTGTTTTTGTAAGTTGTAGAAGTTAAAGCTTCCTCATATTTCTCAATATCTTCAACAGACATAATAAATTTTAATCTAGCATATCTATTCGCTTTTGACAACAACGCTTTTGGCATTAATGCTTTTGCAGCTTCCATTTTAGAAATAATATTTGCAGAAGTCAAAGCAATTGGAGTAGCTACTTGCAAAGCTGGTGTAGATACGTTTAAAGCTTGTTTAATTAATCCATCAAAATACTTGTGAGAATAATTTACATCAGCTGGTAAAGCAGCACTTGTTGTATAAGTTGTAGATCCAATATGAATCATGTTTCCAACTGGCACAAAAGTTTTTTGAGTGTAGAACCCACCTAAATAATTTGAGAAAGTAGAAGGTAAACCTCTAGTTAGTAATTTATCAGCTAATTCAGAAGAATGCCAATGATTCTCAAATACATTAGGGTCAAATAATTCGTAAGCCTCGAAGGCTCCTAATTGAATTACTTTATTGCTTAATACAGTTGTTGAATTATCAACTGGCAACAATGTTCTTGGGTTTAATTTAGGATTTGCTGTTAATACAGGGACAACATATTGGTCGTTCTTAACTCCTGTAGCTACATAAGCAATCCCATTGTTAATAGCGTCTAATCCTACTACCGCTTCGGTAATAAAAAACCCTTTTTCGTGATCCGTATAATTCGGAGCTGTTAATGATACTGACATAGTTTATTTTTTATTATTAATTTCTTTAATTGCGACATTCATCATGTCATTTGGATTTGTCAAAACTGTTGTATTTGTAACTTCAATTACTGGAGATTTTGAGTTTAAAGGTAATCCTTCAATAAGAGCTTTAGTTCCTTCGAAATCTGATTTGGCTAAATTTATCCACGATCCAATAGTGACCTCATCGTTTGTAATTCTGCCTACTTTAGCAAAGTCTTCAATCATATTTTTGCATTTATCAGTCATAGTAGATTCTTTTTCAGTTTCTACTTCAATTTCTAAAGCGTTATACTTTTCTTTCAAATCCTTCAAAGCATTCTCAACCTCAACGATTTGTTCCTGCAAGGCTTCTTTCTCAGCTCCTGCTTTGTTCTCAATTTCTTTGATAGCATTAAGGATGTTATCCTCATTTGCATCGTCATTAAGTCCAAGTTTGTTTGTGACTTTCAACATACTTTTTTTTGTTTTTATTGTTATTAATTTATTCGTTATTTTTAATGCCTCATCAAATTTATTTGCTGCGGTTATCATTCTTTTTTTATTTTTAGAATCGGTGCTTTCTATCTCTGTAATCATTCCACATTCTAACATTTCTTCTGCATTTAACCAAGTTGTTTTCGTCATTAAATTCGACATCTGCTCAGCAGTCATGTCACATTTAGCACTTAAAATAGTAGCTAGTGACCCCTGCATTAATTCTAATACCTTTGCATCATTACCTCCATTTGGAGAGTGAACCATTCCTAAAGAGTAATCCATCCCGACACGGTTACGACCACACATCAAGATAACCCCTGAAATACTAACAGCCACCCCTACATTATAAGTGTCTACTGGCGTTTTTGATTTTAAAATAGCACTACAAATATTATATCCATCGATAACAACTCCCCCAATAGAATTAATCCATATTTGAATACGTTTTTTACCTAACGTATCTAAATACAACAATTCCTCTTGGAATAAAGCCCCATCAATACCCATTCCGTCAACATCATCGATGCCTATATGGGTATTAATAAGCATTATAGGCTCGTCACTATTTTCGTCTATGCAGTATTTCATATAACAAAAATAAAATACAAAACCGCTTTTTTTTTAATTGTGTGTTACTTTTTTAGGTATATTTGAATTATGAAATACGGTTTATCATTCTCGCTAAGTAGGCTAATCGGATTAGCTCAAGTAAAACAAAAGTTTGCAAAAAGAACAGGAATTCCTACTACAAAAAGTGGATTACAAAGGAAGATAGGGGCTAGTATATTAAATTTGTTTAAATAAAAAACCCTCTACTTAAGAGGGTTTTTTATGAAGTAAGAGTTTAAAGCCTCATTTACTACTTTGCTTTTACTCATGTTTTTTTGTTCTGACATTTCCTTTATTTTTTTTATAATCAAAGGATTTGGATAGCTTGTAATTCTGTTCTCTTTTGCCATTTTTTTTACAATTTCATTATTCTTAAACGGTTAACGAATGGTTGCATATTCTTTCCGACTCCTGAAACACCAGAAGAAGATGTTAGACCTGTGTTTGGTAACGTATTAGAACCAACAAGCACATAATCTTCTGGTGGATTGCCTGCTAAATCACGCTCTCTAACTAAATAGTTAGTGCTAGTAAGTATTGTCGAAGATGTAGATAATTCTGCATTTGCTATAAAATGATTATGGCTAACTAAAACAGAATCTGCACTACCTCCAGTGGCCCCTAAAGTAGGGTTTAAGACTCCATTAGCGATAACCACAAGTCCATCGTCGTTAGGCGTCCCGTTATTTCCGTTCATGTTCGCCCACCCAGTCCTGCCTAACCTTCCTAATCCTGTAGCTGTAAAATCCCTAGCGTATTCCGATGGAGTCACTACTATTTCTTTAGTGTCTCCTTTTTGCCATACACCCACAGTTACGAAATTATCGTAGTCATTAATTCCGCTATTTGTAGCGGTATTATTTATTTTTAATTTCCTAATATCATGTACATTTCTAGGAGTGCCGTCAGTAAACAATACAGGGTCAGCATTTACTACAAATTGAGTTGTTTCTAAAATAGGATATGCTTTATTAGCTCCAGAAGTAGTAAACGAAAAAGCGTCTACATCGTAAACCTCTCCATCTAATAATACAGCACCTGAAGACACCGTGTATATCGGGGCTATTGTAGAGTTTCTTAATCCATGTAAAATATAAACTACTCCAGATTGAGGCGTAAATCCTAACTGAGATGTCAATATATTAATAGCTAACTCTTTATTCGCATCTTGAATAAATTCTAATGTACCAGCTTTAATTGGCATAGCTACAGTAGTACTAATGTCCGAAGTCCTTAATCTTTTCATTATTAATAAGTTATTATATTGTATGTTATTCCTGCTGGTATGTATTTATCTACAAAAGATCTTATTATTTTATCTCTTGCGCTTATATCCAAAGATAGTGAATTATATACTAATAGTGGCACATTAATCGACATATTAAAAAAACTTCCAAAAGAATAATTGTTTATTACAAATTGAGAACTCTCTAAAGTTGATACGTTAGAACTTTCTGTTTCTGAAATTCCTACTTGAAATACTGGTAAATCTAAACTTGTATTCGTAGTTATAAAAATATCACTTACTAAAGGCGGTTGTTTAAATGATGTTTCAAACCATAAATTTAAAGCTTTTTCTAATATTAATTTCTCGCCTCTAATTGCTAATCTATAATCGTTCCCGAAAAAGTTTTCACTAATTAATACCCAATTGCCATCTGATGAAGGCTCGCTATTATTCAAGTCTATTACAGATTGATAAATTGATTTTCCATATCTTACTTTATCTTTCCTACTATAAGTTCCAGCAACCCATAAAGATACTAATGAATAATTTTTATAAGTAGAGAAAAACCCATCATATATATTTGAAATATCCAATCCAAATGAGTTTACAGTACCTAATAATTTAGGCAGTCTTTTATCTGGAACGAAATACTCTTTTATTTTCTGTATTAAATCTAAATTATAATTCATCATGAAGCTATAAAATTAATATTATTTGAAACTGTATCTTCTAAAATAACATATCCTGATGACGTCGGGAACAACCTACTTATTACAGTATTGTTCTGCACTATATACGTTCCACTTATAAAAACAGTCGCATTAGCTCTTATTTTTAAATTTTTAAACAACACATCGTTAACTCCTGTTGAATTTCTAATAGCTATTTCTAAATCTGAGATTTTTAACTGACCGTTAAATGGGAGATTTGCTAAAAAAACATTTATAGAATTGGTTACTGTAGATTGTATTACGGAAGAATATTGCCCGTCATAATAAACGTCACAATCTATATACAACCTATCAGCTTCGGAACTTACACAAGTATAATTAATTCCTGGCACTGATATTAAATTTATATAACTTTGTAAGTTAGATAATTCTCCAATAGATAGTGCGCTAGGCGGTTCATTTTTAGCCACTTTTATCAATACTTTCCCAGATATAGAAGTAACTATTGAAGCTCTAGTAATTAATCTTAAAGATGTATCAATTACAGGGTAAAAAGGTGCGTAATCAAGCATCTGTATTACTTGCGGATTAGTAACAGAATATTGAAATTCATATACTTTTTTTGTTAAATAAGGTATTGTCATCGGTATCGCTTTGCTAATTTTATCCTCATTCTCAGCTTTAAATAAATCTAACATTTGCTCGAATAGTAAAATAACAGAAGCTTGTGCAGAAGCCCAAAGCCTCCAAATTGCTCTACGACTTGTATTTGCAGTTATATGTACTGTATTACTTAAATTATCTACATAAGTTAAGTCAGTTTGCGTTTTCAATTCTTCAATTACAGAATTTTCTATTTGTTCTATCGTTCTTGACATTAGGGTAAAGTTATATTTAATGTTGTTGGGTTTGAAGTCGTATAATACTCTGTTTCTTTAGTCGTTAAATCTATGAAATGAGTATTAAATGTTATTTTATAGTGATAAAAATTAGAATGTTCAAAATCTTGTTCCTCTGATATTTTTACCATAACGCTGCCTGTTGTCGGTTTAAATTTAGCGAATGATTTAACTATTAAGTCCCTAAGGGTAAAGATAGTTAAATTTTCACTTATATTATTACCATTATAATCTACTTGTCCTATATGAATAGTTATAGGCAAATCCGAACCCTGTACTCCGTAGCTTATTTGATTAAGAGCAATTGTATCTACTTCGACAAAAGCACATGGAAACCCAAACGAATAATCTCCTCCGTTTTCAAGATAATTAAACTGATTATTCCAAACAGTAACGGTTTGAAGCTCTAAAATAAGCTTTAATCTTGCCAGTATTTCATTTATTAAACCGCCCATATATGTCTTGTTTTTTGTTGTATTTTTTTAAGCAGTTTATCATTTAATCTTTGAGTATTACCTATAAATTGCCTTTTCGGCATTATAAAACCTTTGCCACGACCTGCTTTTAATCCCTCATTGTGTACTCTAGCATATTCATTTTCCACTACTAAAGTGTAACTTAAATTACTATTTCTCCTACCTGATTGCACTGAATTAGCAACATCTTTTCTGAGTTTTCCTGATCCCTTCCCTTGTAATATAGCTTGAGTTCTTGGTTTTGATTTACTAGGATTAGAACGCCTTTTTACTTCCTGCCATCGTTGCCCATTAAATCCTTGATTTCTAAAATTTCCTAAAAACTCATTTTTAGCAGTATTTGCTAAATCTAAAGAAATATTTAAACCTCTCATATTCCTAATCACCTTGTCTAAATTAAATTTATTTGCCATTTTTATCGAAATAAGGATGATTATCTGGAAATACTTTTCCGCTTTTTCCTACATTGTCATTAAATAAAGGATTTTTAACTTCTTTAATTTGAGAATCTATTTCTTTTGATTTCTCATTACTTGTAATCCCTTTTTCGGTGGCGTCTTCTACATCATGTTGTATTAATAAACATCTACAGTTAAAATGATTTGCTGGGCTATTAGAATTCCAAAAACTACTATTGACAGGCAATATAATTCCATCTAATGGCTTGCAAATATTACTTGTAACACTATCTAATACCGCTACATATTCCAAATATGGAAGACTCTTTTTTTGATTTTCTATTTGTTCCCAACGTTGTGCGTTTTGTCCTTGTGCAATAGTTGTGCTGTATTCTGTTTCTAACCAGTTTTTATTGTACTGATCGTATATTTGTAATGCTTCTCTTTTAAAATCTGAAAATGATTTTATCAACTCGTTGTCTGCTAAAAGACTAATGTCGTTTATTTGAGCGTATGTTTTCGCCTCAGAGAATAGATATAAATTATTAGTTAACTTACTTAATAATTCTTTACTAGGGAGCTCTTTAAATTCATCAAATGCAGAAGTTAACTTATTAAAAATAGCATCAATTAAATCTGTTGGCAAATTATTTACAGTTATATTTCCTGAATAAATACCAGCGATTAACTCCTCTATTTGTTTATCTGTATAATTCATTGATTCTATTTTGTATTTTAGTAGAAGGCACTATAATTTCATTTAGTTTAATTCCTGTTTTTTCTTCAAAATACCCATTATCAACTTGTAAGCCTGCTTTTTTAATTTCCACAGCTAATGCAGTTAATTTTTGATTGTGTTCGAATTTTTCATTGTCGTTTTTAAATTTGAATACTACATTGTCAGGAATTTTAAAACCTAAATTCCTTAGTCTAGGTAATAATTCAGCATTTATAATATTCGTTATAAAAACAAAATCTTTGCTTTTTTTATCCTCCAACGCTTGGTAAACAGGGCTTTCTTCTCCTTGCGTTCCTCCTAGAGTTCCGCTAATACTATCTAAAGCATCAGCATGTCCTAATAATACTTTACTAATCTTTTTCTCTAGTCTTAATTCAAAATTATCATACCCCTGCCAGCCATTGCCACCTTTAGCAGTTTCCATAAATTCGATACTATCTCCTAAAGCGTCCATCACTGCATATCCAGCAGAACCCATATCTCTAACAACTCCTTCAAAAGCATTTCTTTCTGCTTCTTCTGTTTTATTTGTTTTCCCTACTCTAAACGGCTGTGAATATAATTCAACAAAATCTCCGTTATAACCTAAAATATTTCTCAGGAATATCTCATACACTGCCACTTGGTAAAGTAATCCAAAACCACAACTAGAAGACCCTATTAAATTAGGCGTTTTTACAAATATATGCCAGTTTTTATAATCATCATCTAAAAAAGAAATGCCCGACGAGGAATTTTCCATAGGCAAGACAGTTAATTTGTCAGGGCTTACATTTCCTCTTTTTATTATATTTAAATCTTTAAATTCTCCGTTCGTAATGTCGCCCAAAGAAATTAAAGAATACCCAAAAAACAAAGCATCCATTGAATACCCTATAAAATTAGATAACCATTCTTTTTTCAATAAATCGCAAACTTCCTCGTTTACATTTCCTTCCTCATCTTCAAACTCAAAATCACTTAATAAGATAGTGTCTTTTCTTTTTTCAATACAAGCGTATATTTGAGAATTTAAGATAGTATCATTAAATTGCTGTTGCATTAAAGTCCTAAATGGGAAAGTGATTCTTTCAGCTTCCTCAGCAGCTTCCCTCCATGACCTTACGTCTTGCCTAATTCTAGCAGTTTGAATGTTAAAAATAGAAGTAGATAAATTCTTGTTATCTACTGCTTTTGTTATGTTATACCCTAATATATTCATTAGTATTGATTTATATTTTTAACGTTACCGCCTGAACGAATACGTGTTCCGCTTAACGGGATTATTTTTTCTAAAGCTGGAGTTACCTCTCCATTAGCGCACATTCTAAGCCATAATATGGCATTCTCATATCTTTGAGTTCTTAATTCTGGAATATTTCTAGGAGCTATTCTGCTATGTAAATGATATAGCGCAATATCTATTGTAGTAGATAGTATTTGTTGATCTCTACTCGCTAACGTTTTAGTAAGTTCTAAATCAATATCGTACTTTTGAATTAAGTACGATCTAACCTCAGCAATAGCCAATAGGTTCGCTTGATCTCTTATAGCTTCATTAGAATTTATAATTTGTTGAATATTCACGTCTTGGATATGAAGTAAATAATCTGTTGTGTTAAGATATGCCATAAAACAAAGATAATAATTTATTATTAATAACCTGATTTTGAGTAACTTTTTCCTATAGAAATATTTGTTTTTTTACCTCCTCTTAAATAATCTTGATATTCAGTAGCAAAAGCAGTAGTTATAATATATCTTTTCGCGTCGCTACAATGTCCAAACTCCTCATAACTTACTTTTGTTACTGGATTTGTTTTTTTTGTTTTTTTAATAGTTCCGTCACTATCTTCTAAAGCATATTGATAGTCAAACAATGACTTCTTGCATTTTTCATTTATATATATTTCAATACCTTGCGTGTTTTCTCTATATATTTCATTGATAAAAGTTCCTGAATTAACTACACTAGGATTAACCGTTTGCATTCTCAAAACTGGTCTATAATCTTTTAAATGCTCTTGTATTTTAGTATAAAAATTCTCTCCTTTAATTAATTTTGTATCCTCTTTTATAGAAGTTCTATCCCCATATATAAACAATCCTTTTACTCTTTCTTTTGGAAATCTGCTTATAAATTCATTACAAGCATCTAACACTCTATTTCTTGGGTCTGGAAGGCATATCTCGTCTATTTGGATTGCTTTTTTACCTATTATTTGCCAGACTAAACACGTTATGTGAGGGTTTACATTCTCGTCCCAACTTAAATGAATAGGAAAATCCTCGTTCCAAATATCTTTTGTAGTATGTTTGTTTGTGTTGAAATTTTTCCAAAACTCTCCGCCAGTCCTTAATTTACCCCAATTACCTAATCCATATATTTGATAATAGTTAAAATCTGTAATTTTATCTTTTTCAAAATCATCTATTGTATGCTGATCTATAAAATGAGGACCTACTATGTATTTATTGTTTAAATAAGTTACTTTATAAATTACAAAATTTCCTTTTCTATTTATATGCTTACTAGTTATATCTGTATTTGTTTTAATTTCTTCTAAATCCTCAACGTCAAAAAGATTTGTTTTTAACCAATGTTCCTCACTTATAGGGTTAAACAATCCTATAATTTGCTGATTAATACGCCCTCTTAGCCTTTTTCTTATTTGTTTTAAATCTACCTCATCAAATTGAGATATTTCTTCTAAAACAACCCTTTTAAAGTTAGCTAATCCTTTTATTTTTTCACTGTCGTCTAATCCCCTAAATCTAATATAAGAGCCTGTTAATGTACATTGTATATAATTAATTTGACATTTAAAATATTCTTGCAATCCCCAATCTGAAATTATTTTAACATAGTCTGAATAAATACTGTCTTTTATATCAACACCATATTTACGCAATACCATTACATTTTCATTTTCAAACTCAAGCAAAGCTGTTATATCGCTCTGCACATAAGTATATGTTTTAGAAGCAGAAGAACCCCCGTATAAGAAAATATATCTTATAAGAGGGTTTTTTAAATCTTCTTTCAAATGCCAATAAATGTCATTAAATAAATCTGGATTAAAACTAATCTTCATCTTTCTTATCGTACCCTATATGAATAGTCTGTTTTATAGGCTCTCCACCACTTGTGTTGTCATTCCTATCTGTCCATCCATGATTACTTTTTAAGTTCATTATAGCTAGGCTTGGCACTATGTTTGATTTTTTACCGTTGTAAAAACAATTGGATTCACAATTAGAAATTATAATATTGTGTTTATATTTTAAAGAAGGGAATTTATCTGCTAAATATTTAAAAGCATGATGATAACTACCTAGCTCTTTAGCAACTTCTCCAATAAAATCATAATCTTTAGATTCAGTTAATTCTATAGCTAAATCGAAAAACTTTTCAGATTCTTCTAAAGACCATATTTCTGCATTTTTATTTTCTTTCGGTGCTGCCATAATCCAAATTTACAAATTATTTTCGAAAGTTACGATAACTTTCATATTATTCTCGTTTGCTTTTTTATTCAGAGCTTCTAATTCTTTTGAAAAATCTAGTTTCGGTTTTATTCTTATAGGTCTTACACAATCTCTCCATTTGCCACTAAAGTACATTTGATAAACAATTTCTTCATCGTCTGTGATTTCTGAAAAGTAGATAGGTTTTCTACTGGATAGATTTAATAATTCCTTACCAAAATCACTTTCCGTAATATAATGCGTTCCGTTTTCAATCAGTTCTTTTGCTTTACTTAGTTTCATAATTCATTTTGCTTTGGTAAATGTAAAAAGTTTCTGTTTGTTTTATCACTTCAACTGCTGTTATTATAAATCTTGTAATTGCTTCAACTTGATTTTCATTGTATAGAAATTCTTTTGAGTTTTTTATCTTACTTACTATTTGTAGTTTATCAATTCGATGTTTTATATTTGAAATACTTAATCCTGATTGTTTAGATATTTCTTTTCTAGTTAGTAGTTTCATATCTTATTTATTATTTCATTAGCTTTTTCAATTGCTGCGTTTATTGCTTCGGGGCGTGTTTTAAAATCAGTTCCAACTGATATAAATACGTGTTTTTTTCTGCTTATTCCACTACAAAAAGTATTCTTATCATAATATCCAGAATCTATATAAATCCCTACACTATCTAAATATTCGATTATCAAAGCGTTTTGGAATGTTTCGGATAACGAATGAAAATCTGGTATTTTTCTTTCAAAAAACCAATAACCAAATTCTTCCTTTAATTTTTCTTTTAGTTTCATAATTTCTATATATTAAAAAAGCTCTAACGACAATCGGATCGAAAGAGCTTAGTAAATTTTTATAAGACAACGCTTCCGATTTCGTTGTTATAAAGCAAAGATATGGTATATTAATGTTGTATGCAAATTAAATCGAATATATTTTTAAATCAATAAAATCAAATCCTTTTTTAACTATTTCTTTCTTTACATTTAACTCATAAATATCTCTATCATTTATCTTGTACTTCTTTTGTATGCAGTCTAAAATAGGCTTTAAAGGATTGTCTATATCCGACATTTTATTACTAAACCCGAAAACAATATCAAATTTAAAAGGTGGTTTTTCAGTTTCTACGTTAGGCAATAAACTTAAAATTTCTTTTTCATATCGAATGTATTTGTCTGTCTTGAATCTTTTCCCTTGCCATGCTTGGTTAACTGATAATGGTTTTATGAATATTTTCATTTTAATTTTTGTTTTACGCTTGAAATTGATAAGGTATTAATTATTTCTACTACTTCTACTTTTTTATTTATTTGTTTTTTAGCCCATTGTTGTGTTTTGCATACATTTTCTAATTTCATAATATTAATTTATTAAAAATTATCCTCAATTAAATAAGGTAAACTATCTTTATTTATATCAAAATTAAATACTTCAAAAGAAATTCCACGACTATAAGGATTTGAAACGTTTACAGAATTATCTTCATTTACTTCTAATTCGATTACGCTTTCACTCTTTTTTAGTACATACGTTCCTAAATGCCCTAAAGGCTTTCCTGTAGTTCCTGACTTATGTATAATAGTTGTAGCGTGGATATTATATTCATAAGTCCAACGCATTAAATAATCACTAGCTTCTTTAGACATTACAATATCATTTGTATTTTCAACTAAATCTGCAATTCCATCAATAGATAATAATTTAACAGGTGTTTTGTATAAAGTACTTTGATTTTTTAAACAGTAATCAATTAGTAATAATCTATTTTGCGATGTTAAATGTCTAGTTATATAACATTTATAGTTATCGTAATTACTTCCTACTAAGTCTCCTACACGCCTAAATGTTCTTTGAGCGTAATACTTACCTTGTTCAGTGTCAAAATCTAAAATTGTGTAATCTTTATCTCTATGACTTTTTATGTTTGGAAAATATTGATTCGAATCACCACCAATATAGCAACCAATTAAAGCAGATTTAAGGAATGATTTTTTAGCTTTAGATACCGCAACAATTGCGCTAAATTCTCCAGATGTCATTATCGATGTTGGGTATTCTTTATTTTTATAAATATGCGTTCCTATTGATAAAATAATTTCTGGAGGCTCGAGTTCTTCAGATAAATCAACAAAACATTCATTTTGTAAATCTAAAAAATTAACTAATTCTTCATTTATTATACCTTCTATTTTTAATTCTTCAAAGTCCATAGTTAGATAATTTTATAGTTTTCAATATCTTTAATAAATTCATTTGCTGTATTGTATATAGAACTTTCAATTTTTTCTATTACCCAAAGTTTTTTTGCGTTTTCAATAATTTCATTTCTTTTTTCATTAAAAATAATATCATCTTTTGCTTCCGTTTCTTTATTAGCATAAAAATCATTACTCATGTTTATACTTTTTAAATAATTGTCAAACTCGATTTCATTTAAAGACAGCCTAAGCAATTCTAAATGATGAGACAAAGGCAATTTCAATGCCTTTGCAATATTTTTTTTAGCAAAATTAATGTCTTTAAAATAATCTAATTCTAACTTCATTTGAATAGTTAATAATTTTAGAAACAAAACATTATCAACAGACTGCTTTTTTGTGTTATATTCTAGCTCTAAATTGATAGTTTTTAACGCTTCTATATCATTGTCCCACAACTTACCTTTTTGTTCTTTAAAACGCTTAAAAACGTTAAACACCCTTTTTATAGCATTATCTGTTTCCCAGCTCATAATAATTTTGGTTTATTGATTGTGTTTTTCTTTTCCTGTTTATTTAACCAGTTTACAAAATGAGTGCAATATTCGGTTTTATTTATTTTTATTTCAAATTGCACATTAATCATATCGTTATACTGCTTTAAATATTTTTTAATATCGATAGGAATAAATTTTTGTTTAGACTGCATTGCTGTATTTTCAATCCATGATTCTGAAATAATTAATTCAGAATAAATTTCATCATTATTTGTGTTATATGGTTCTTGGTTTATGGTTAATGGTTTATCTATAGTACTATTGCTTTGCCCTATGCTTTTGATTTGCTTTACCTCATGCTTTACAATTGCTTTATCTAGTGCTTTGCCGTTTTTAGGCTTAGCACTTTGTAGGCTTATGATATTTGCAGAGTATTGATTTTTGCTTTTTTCGACCATTTTAATAAATCCAAAATCAACAAGTTCATTTAAGTATCTAGTATAAGTTTGATTTTTTTTTATTCCTAAAGCATCCATAGCCATTTGAGTAGGAAATCCGAATTTATCCCTCCACCCAAGCCTATTACAATGTTCAATTGCAAAGAAATATATTGCAGTATGATTTGGGCTTACTTTCTCAGGATTTTCAAAACACCAGTCAAAATAGTTACGTGATAATTCATATCCATTCATATCCATTCATATTTAAAAATTTAATATTTCACTAATTAATTCAATAAAAAACTATTTAAGTTTCTCTATTAAAAAAACCTCTGAAACTTTCCAGTTATGTTTTGAAATCCTAGCGTATAAAGTTGGCTTAGTTATCCCTATTTTTTTTACTAAATCTTCATCCGTAAAAGACAATCTAAGTCTTTGTACTTTTGATGTAGCTTCTAATTTTGTCATAATTTTTTATTTTTTTACTAAATTAAAGTTAATAAAAGCCAATAATTAAACTGGCTTATTTTGTTGTACAAATATAATACTTTATTTCATATCTACAATTTTTCTATAAACATTATTTACACTTCCTCTGCTATGATATAAGTCTATTATTAGCAGGATTCTAGTTATATTAGACATGTTTAATGAAAGTTCCGTTTACTGTTTTTCCTTTTCTATATTTTATTTCGTTCCAAGCTAAATTAGCGCACTCAGTAAAGTCTAAATTTAATATAAGACAAATATCATTTAACCAATCAAAAGGACTTTCTTCTTGCCAATCTGGAAAAGAATATCCAATTAAACCATAAATTAAATATTGAATTTCTTTTGTATTTCCTTCTATAAAATTAAAAGTAAAATCTAATCCTGTTTGTTCAGACAATATCGTAAGTACTACAAAAATATCACCTACTGCATCTTTTTGTTCTTCAATATTATCTTTTAAAATTGCATTTGCTAGTTCGCCACATTCCTCAATAAGTTTTAATCTTTGTTTTGGTGCACATTCTATTAAATGTATATTTCTTTCTTTAGCCCATTCAATAATTAAAGGCTGTAAATCAGTTAATTTTTGCATAATAAAAATAATTTATTTTATCTTCTAATTCTTTTCGCCTCTCTGGAGTTGTTTTAATGTTTTTAGATTCTTTGATTAAATTATCCATTATTAACGGATTATAATCTTTACAATCAGGCGTATAAAGTTTTTTACACGCCTTATGTTTTAAACAATGTTTACAGATTTGCATCTAAAAAGGCAGGTCATTTACTTCGTCGTTTATAGTATCTGTTGTTTGTAATGATTGAGGACTTGGAGCTTGTGCAACAGCTAACTTTTCTATCCTCCAACCTTTTATACTGTTAAAATACTTAGTTTCTCCTTGTGGATTAACCCACTCTCGCCCTCCTATATTTATACCTACTTTGATATTTGTACCTATAGATAAAGTATCTAATATCTCGTTACATTTACCTTGTGCAAATTCAATAGCTATGAACTGCGGATATTGCTCGTATGTCTTAATTACTAATTCTCTCTTTTCGTAAGATGCACTTACTGTAATTGATTCGCCTAAATTGTGTACTGCTCCAGTTACTTCCATTTTACTCTTGTTTTAATTGTTTTTTTACTTCTTTTATCATTTTTTCTAAAACCGCTAATCCTTCTAAATTCTTAATTACTATCATCGTTGGATTAGTTGATATTTCTTTACTGTTTAATAAATCCTTCCCAATTTCATTTTTATTCTCTAAGTTTTCAAATTGGATATAAGGAATATCTAACTCCTTTAAACTCCCCATAGAAATTGCTGTTTTTCCGTTTCCTATTACGTATCTCATTATTCAGTTTTATTATTAATATAACATTCATTTGCTTCTTTTATAGTCTTTTCGAAAAGTAATAGCCTTTTGGCATTGTTAGAAATTTAATTGATTAATAGTTTCTTTTATTTTTAACTCTAATTTATTAGCTTCTACAATAGCTATTTTACTCCATTGTGAAATTGTTTTAATATCTGGATGCTTTTCTATTTTAGGTTTTATTTCATTGCCTTTTACTCCAAATTGCTTTACTTCGACTTCATTTTTCCAGCCTAAATCTATCTTACTATCTTTTGTAAACTCTAAAATAAAAGGCTTAATGCTTTCAGGTCGATATGCAATAAAGTATAATTTTTCAAGTTTTTCATTTACGGTAAAGTAATGAATAATTTGGCAAAGTTTATCTTTTGGCAATTCTTTTTCTACTAATAATTTAGTATGTTCTTTTCTTGAAAGACATTTTATTTCAGTAGCAAACTTTTCACATTCTGTTAATCCGTCTGGAGAAATACCTAGTAATTTATGACTAGATTGTAACCACCCTGTTTTTTTAAATTCAATTCCAGTAAATGAAGATATATATTCTAAAGCAAAAGGTTCTAAATCATTTCCTCTTTGCATGGATTCATTTTCAAAACTATTACTAGGTTCGAATTCCTCGATATGCTGTGACAATAAATCTATGAAAAGCGTATCGGAATCAATAAATAAACCTTTTGATAAAGTACCTCCAATTTGACCCCATTTTATTTCGAACCATTCTAACGATCCTTGTTCTATTTCTTTGTGATTTATCATTGTTTCAAAGTAGTTTTAAGTTTTTCTTTTAAAGCAAATACTGACGGTAATTCCTGCTCTTTTCCTAATTTACCCCAGTTTGTAGATAATTCTACTAAAGTAGTCGAGCTATTTAATAGATTTAAAGCGTTGACATCTGAAATATTAGGTATTGGTGAAATAGGCAATATTCTAAACCCTCCAGTAACTTCTGCACCAAATTTTACAGTACCATCAAAAACCAATTCAATACTTAATCCTATCCAGTTTTTTATATTTCTAGCTTGTTCTAGATCTAAATTCTTAACTACTTTAGCTACTTGAATAAGTCTTTTCTTATTTATAGTATTCATCATAGCTGGCTTTAAATCTTCATCAAATTTTATAAAATAACCACCAGTATTTTTACCAGCAACACTTTCGGTAGCGTTATAATAAGCATCTTGTATTTTTAAGATACACTTACCTTTTTTATGTATTATTTCTAGTACATCAGCTCCGCTTAAATGAGTTGCTTTTCTGTGTTTTAAACAGTCAATATCTCTTTCCATTTTGTTTTTCTTTTTCTTTAATTTTTCTTAAAGCTTCGATAGCTTCTTTTCGTTGCATTTGTTGGTACTCGTAAGACGTGAAATTTGCTTTAGTTTTTGACATCTCGTAAAAATTCTATGTTGTGCATTGCCAGGAAATCATAATTCCTTTTTTCCATTGGTTTTTCTACATAAACATAAGGTTCTTTTTTAAACGCTGTAATGTCTTTTACATCTAGTTCAGCTTGCTCTAACTCTTTGTCTAGTTCAGCTCTTACAGTTGCTGTAACTAATTGTAGTAGCTTCATGCGTTCTTGTGGCGTAGTATTTATATAATTGCTCTGTTTAAACAAAGCAATTATTTCAGAATGATTTTTAGCTAAGTCTACTTTCCCTTCACTTAGTAAATCGAATAGGTAATGAATGAATTTTTTCATGATATAATTATTAAGGTTATTGCAACAGTACCGATTACTGTTATTGTTATTTTTGCTATTTCTATTTGTCTGTACATGGTTTTAATTTTTTACCGCAATCCATACAATGCTTTTTGTCGTTATACTGAGCCGTGCAGTCGTGTTCACATCCAAATTCTCGCATAATCCAAATGTTTAAATAATGACAAGCCAAGAATCCTATGATAGCTCCTGCGAATAGTGATAATAATATTATTTCGTGCATGATTCAAACATTTGGATTATGC